CTCCTGATTCTCCTGGTCCTCAAGCATCATAGCATATCGAGTCGCATCATCTTCTTCTTCAAATAAAAACAAAACCTTGTGACCATAAGAATCTTGTACTGCATATGCACCATCATCTTTTTTGTCTTTAAGTGTAAGAAGATACATTACTCTACTTCAGATGCTTGTTTATAAATGTCTTGGAAGATAGTTTTAATTCGGTTCTTATCAAATTCAAACTCTGATTCATCAATATATCGATTCAAAATCATAAGAGTATTTTCATCCTCAGTGACTTCAAAATCAACACTCTCTTGAATTTCAAAGTTCTCAATAATCTTTAATTCTTGGACCTTTGCAGTATATAGTTTATCAATAAACTTGTCAAAGTCTTTTTGCTTTGATTTTTTGCGAACAATCACCTTGACAATTTTGTTTTCATATTGAGTAGCATCAAATAATTGATGTGGAGTATCTTCATAATAAATGTTATAAAACATTCGATATGGATTGTTTATCGGAGTGTGCTCCAGAGTTTTAGTATCAAGGATATGGAATCCACGAGTATCATTCACATCAGACCAATACATCTCATAAGGATTACCGAGATAAAAGATTTTACCATTGTCTGAACGAGTATGATAGTGACCAGAATAAACTCTTTCAAACTTATCAAAGATTGTAGAATTTAGTCCATGGTCTTCCATTGTCATATTTGGATTGACTCTAAATCCATTCAATTCTAAGTGTCCTAATGCAATCTTTGATTTTGACTTTTCAATGACTTTCATTGTCTCATCATAATTCTCACTACAAATCCAAGGAATTAGAGTCATATTAACACCATCAATGACTGTATTGGTTGGTGAACTATAAGTCTTAATGTTTGGATAATCTCTGAGTAGTAATGATGGGGTATTGATTTTATTAGAATTTTTGTAATATGCAGTATGATTACCAACAATAGTATGAATCATCACTTCCATTTGTAGCAAACGGTCGTAATAGTTTTCTTTTGCCCATTCCAATGCCCAAAAATCAATTGACTTGCGGTTATCAAAAGTATCTCCCATATCAATCAAAGTCTTGATATTATGTTGCTCCAAATAAGGAAAGAATACGTTATCATAAAATTCCTTAAAATAGTCATGCATAAATTTGGAGGATTTACGGCACCCAAAATGCTGGTCACTTATGATTGCTACTTTCATTATCTGTTTCCATTCCTATATGAAATATTATCTTTAATACTGTTGTATTCACTACTATGACCAGAGAGCAATGAATCATCAACCATCATAACTTCATCGAATCCAGTTCTTTCAATGATTTTAGTCTTAATGTCAAGTTGTCTTTTTTCTTTTGCTATTCGTCTTAGAAAGGCATAGTGAATAATTTGAGTGAAGTATGCAAATGGGTTAGTTGACCGTTCTGGATTGAAATTATGAATATATTGTACACAATTTTCAATACCATCAGAAATCATTTCTTCACGGAACATATAATTGACAAAATTTGGTTTATATGACAAATGAGTTGCAATCTTTAAGAAGCATTCCCCAAGATAATTTGGAATTCTAGGTTTACCATCCCAATTACCAGTCTTAGGAGGATTTGTACCATATTTTTCAATATATTTCTTTTCTGCCTCAGCAATCTTCAACTTATATACAACGAGTGCATCTAAGAACTCTTTATTATTTACATAATGCTCTGGTTTTTTCTTTGGCATGTCATTGAACTCTAAGTTTGATTGTTCATGTATTGTAGCATACTTAAGGGGGCTTGACAAGACCTCTGAAATCCAGTAGACTAGGTTTGTCACGGATGAAGCACATAATATAGGTTCTTTAAGTTCTCTAAAGTCCTTAAGAACACTAAGACTTCTTAAAGACCTCTTCAAGACTCTTACGAGCATCATCTACAGTTGAGATGTATCCCATACGAGAAGAAGGTTTAACTTCTCCAGTAGATGAATAAGAACTAGTTGAATCATTATCTAGAATATACTGATTGTAAATCTCAATGAGTCTAGTATCTTTAGTTTCAGTCATAGTGATGACTTTATCTAAACGTATGATATAGAAATCATCATCAGATAATTCCATCCAAGGTTTAACTTTTAAGACAATACCAGTTTGAGACTGAACAGTTTTAATGATAACTGGATTCTGAAGAATAAGAACAGGGTCTCCATCATTATCATCAGTCATTATTAATGATAGTAATTCTTCACCAGATACTAATTTTAAGATACAATAAAACTCCTCATTCATGAATCTTTAAAGGGTATAGTTACAATATCGTAATTAAAGTTTTCTTCTGTATAAACTTTGATTCTTTCAATTAAATGATTTAAAGTATAGTTTTTCTTATTCTGATAAGTCATATCATCAGCAATATCATATAGAGTTGCTTTATTTTTATTATAACTCTTTCTTAAAATTCTACCAATAGATTGAAGATTACGAATTCTAGATTTTGATGGTGATGCAAAGATTAAGTTATGAAGATTTTTGATGTTAATTCCTGTACTGAAGGTCCCATAAGAAGCAACAATAATAGCATTGTTTTCACGTTCAGTAATTTCTCGAACTAATTCTCTATCTTCAGTGTTCACTCCACCATGAACAAAGAATACTTTACGATTCTCAGTCGTACTGCTATTTATGAGTTCATACAAAGGTTGACCATGAGTCTCTACTCTAGAAAAAAGAATTAAAGTATTACCCTTAAGGTCTAATGCTAGATTTCGAATGAACTTATTTCTCTTATCATTTTGAATGATATATTGAACTTCATCTTCATAAGTTTCTAGTTTTTTTGGATTATGTTTGAGTAAAAGAATTTTGATGTTGAGTGTTGCAGCATGTCCTTTTTCAATAAGTTCATCTGTACGGATACTTTTATATGATGGACCAAATAATCCTTCAAGTACAAGTTTATGAACTTCAATACCATCTAATGTTCCAGTAAATCCAAAACGATATTTTGCATCACAAAGTTTTGTGGCGATTGATGTGAGTGATTTTGCTTTTACACCATGACACTCATCACAAATTACACATTGAAACTTCTCGAAGTATTTTTTAGGTAACTTGAATAATGACTGCCAGGTTGAAATATAAACTTCTTTATCATTATCCTTTTCTTGACCTGAATAAATCATATGACAATGATTCTCTGCATCCCAACCATAATCAATGAAGTCCTTATAAAGTTGAGATGTAAGAGATGTTGTTGGTACAATAATCAAAATCTTATTTCCCTTTGCAGCATAATATCTCACAAGAGAATAAATCATCAAAGATTTACCACTTGATGTTGGAGATAAAATAACCTTTCGATTATTGCGAAGTGCTTGATAGATACCATCAATCTGATAATCTCTTGGAGCATACTTTGAGATTGATGTGACGTAATCTTTTACACCTTCTTTAGATATTTCTTCATTCTGTTCAAATGGGAGACCATAGTACTTGTTATTTTTAAACTCATATGTGTACTGATGGTCTTTACAAAATTGAATAATACGGTCTAATAGTCCAACGTAAATCTCTCTGGTATTTACATTAAACATGTAGATAATTCCATCCCACCACTTGTTCTTATAAGCAGGAGAGAATTTTGCATTTGGCACCTCAAATTGAAATGCGTCTCGTAATTCATAGTAGATATGAGGTTCTGCTTGAATCTGAAGAAAAACCTCATTCTTTTTAGATATAACCAAGTGTGACATTCATAATATTTCAGTTATGAATATTTATTTCACTCAATTGTACCCTGCGGTGAACTTCATAAAATCTATACTATTTTTAATCTGAAAACCACGATTATGAATAGTCTTGATGATGTCCTCAAGAAACTTCAACATCACGTTATAATATCGAATCTTCATGTCCAATTTATTAAGTCTCTCATCGGCGTCTATATGCCTCTGTAAGGCGTCTTTGTCTCGAACCTTATATGGGAATGGATTTTCGACGTAGACCTCTGCTGGGGCCTTTCCTGTGTAGTAGTTATGGCGTTCTAGATAAACTGTACTGTATGTTTCTCTAGCACGTTCTCTTAAAAGAGTTATCATGTTATGAATATTATGATATTTGGAGTGTAACTGTGGAATTTTTAAAGACTCCTCATGTAAATTATCT